TGCCTGACGGCCTAGTGGACTTGTCCCAGCAGGATAGGAATTGGATTTCCGTCCGTGAAGCTGAGAACTTGTCCTTCGACCGCCACTCTCTGCCTTAGTGAACCAGGCAGATTTTGGGGTTTGATCGGCTCGTCGGATTGAGCATCCCGCATGACTTCTATACAAGCCAGCATAATGCGAGATTCACCACTCATTTCTAGCACCATGCGGTAACCCTGTCGGCAGGTCATCGCATATCCGACTTTACGTTGGTTGCTGAGCTTGAGATCTTGTTCGCGATGGTGCTCCGGCAATGCCATTCTCATGGCGATCTCTTCCTCAGGCCGATGCGGGACACCGTTTACCCAATAGTATCCCAGGAAGTGTGGCCACTCCTCCATCGAATGCCTTACTCCAGCGCCTGATGTAACGCCAGTTTTCTCTGGATTCAGGACGAACCCTAGCTCTCCCGCGTACCTCTTCATCTCCTGTGGAGAGACAAAGCGGTCACTTGCGAACAAAGCGTCATCACCCATGACCAAAATAGCGTCAAAGGGCAACTCCTGACCAGTCGCACTCATCCAAACGTACTGGGTGAGCACAAGGTTGACAATTGAGCCAACCAGTGACGTAAACGCTGAACCACTGGGGATTCCTCGGTGTTTTTGATGAACGTTTCCGTCCGGACCAAGGATGCGCGTGTGAATGAAATCACGGACTATAAGTTCCCACGCACTCTCCAAACTCTCCTCCATATCCAAACCCTCCCGAAGGATGGCAAAGACTTCTTTCAGAAGGAAAGCAGGAACACTCGAGTCAAACCGAGAGTAATCAGTCCCATAGATATAGCGGAACCGACCATCGAACTCCGAGATTATAGCTCCCCGCTCCGCGTCCTTGTGGCCCCAAGTGAAGGGTCGGACACGCGAAAGCGCCCGTTGTAGAGGAACTGAGAAAATTCCTCCCACAATAGTCGTCGCGAGTGGCGCCATCCAGACCAAACGAGTCTTTGGACCAGAAGGCCCATGGCTAACCCGACGGCCGAACAGGTAGGGATCCAGACCGCGCTGCCCGAGTATAGCACGAGATGCCAATCTCCGACCACGATCCTTCTGCCCAGGGTCATGATTATGACCGAGATAGGGTAGGCCACTAGCAGCAGAACCGCGGAGATGATGCTCCACAACTTCATCCACTGTAAGAGGACTGACCCCGTCCGGTGTTTGTAGTACAACACGACGGACTGCCTGCAAAGCTCGTCTGAGCGTTGCACGGTTAGGCCTCGCCTGTGCTCGCGCACGATCTCGATTCGCACCTCCATTGTTTGGGGTGGAACCGTTCCGTACGTCATCACGTAGGCTGCTGCGAACAGCTTCCTCGCTTGATCGAGTTCGGACGGAACCTCCAGAGGTGTCAGCTCTGGTGCCATTGTCGTGCCCTCGCCCAACGTGTCGACCCGCTCGCGCAGATCTATCGTCTTTACCGCAGGAGCAGAGAACTCCGGCAGTGTGGGTCTCACTTGCGTGGACCGGGCAGGCATACCTGTTGAGACCTTTCCAAAACCATTCAGGCTCAGTGACACTTTTATTGTCCCTTTCCACGTCGAGGGAGATACCCAGCGACTTTACTTCCTGGAAAAGGAAACGGTCAACCATTGGAACGGTGACTGACCGATCGAGTGTCGTCAGGTAACCACGCAACTTTGAATTGCGTGTGCGGTACGTACCGAGGTTGTCGATACCATACTGCGTGCTCATAAGCACCTCCCATCATTAGTCGGCCCAGAGGGTAACTGTCTCGACAACATCCTGGGTGAATGTCCACAGAGTCGAGGCTAAACGCAGCGTGGCTATCAACCACGGTCAACATCTCACTTCCAAAGCTTTGACCTGCCTTGGCGTAAGTCCGTAACGTGGACCATTCCCACCCGTAGGTGTGCAATCACTG